GCAGATTTCAAGAGGGGTACAAAAAGCGGGTCAAATGATAGACCCAGTTAATATTGCTTTAAAAACCACTGGCGCTCTGGCTAAAGCACCAAAATTGGCGGCGGCTACTATTGGTGGAACTGGTACAAAAGCATTGGAAACAGCGTTTGATGCTGGGACGACAAATAGTAAGACGTTTTTAGAGAATTTAAGATCAAAGGATGTAGATTTTAATCAGGTGGTGTCTGACGCAAAAAACGCTCTACAGGAATTGCGACAAAACAGAAACAGCAGTTATTTACAAACCAAGGGGAAACTGGCTTCGGAAATGAAACAAGTAGGGTTAGGCGGTATCCGTGAAACCCTGGATAAATTTAGCGAGGCTGGGAAGCTGGAGGGAACAAGTGTTATATCCAGACCAAGACAGCAAAAAGTAGTCAACGATATAAGAGATATTGTTGATGAATGGGATACCATATCAGGCCCAGATAGAAAGGTAGCTCATTCTGTTATTGGATTAGACGAACTAAAAATAAAAATAAGGGATGAAGTAAACGCCAGTTATCCTATTGGTAGCCCTGAAAGAACAATAGCCAAAGGTGTAGTTGACGGCTTAACGGATTCTATTAAAGCAGCCGATCCAGATTATGCCAAATGGATGGGTGATTACGCAGATGCAAGCAGACATATAGATGATTTGGAGAGAACATTTTCACTGGGGGCGGGAAAAATAAACGACACGGCCCTTAGGAAACTTCAGTCAATTATGCGTCAAAATGTTAACACGAACTTCGGGGCTAGAACCCAATTAGCTGAAAAACTTACTGCTACAAAAGCTGGGGTAAATATAGCAGAGCAGCTTGCAGGGCAAACACTAAACCCCATAATTCCTAGAGGTATTTCCAGATATACCGGCCCGTTAACAGCTATGGGTGTTGGGGGATTAGCCAGTAATCCTTGGATAACGGGGGGATTGTTACCATTTATGAGCCCAAGACTAGCTGGTGAAGTGGCCTATAAAACGGGGCAAGCTCGCGGTTTAATGAATAGGATTCCCCATCAAGTAGGCCAAGCGGCCAGAGTTGGGTATGGTATGAGATTACCAGCATTCCAGGCTGGTAGATTAAGCGGGATAGAGCAAGACCGTTTAAGAACAGCCCCAAGAAGGAATAGATAAATGGCCGAAGTCAAAGACCTAAATACCACAGACGCCAGTAACACTGGCACGGCGGCTAATGCTGGTTTCCCGGAGAATATGAAGCCCTCGGACGTGAATAATGCGGCGCGGGCGCTTGAGGGGATGATTGCCAGATTTTACGCTGATAATAATGGGTCAATTTCCACCACCGGCTCGTCGAACACCTATGTGTTGGCTGCAAGTAGAGTGGTCTCTGCCTATGCCGCTGGTGATACGTATTTAGTAAAATTCAATCATGCGAACAGTGGCGCAGCGACGATTAACGTAGATGGATTAGGAGCCAAGGCGATTAAAAAGAACCAGGGAACGGCTCTCGCGTCGGGGGATATTCCAGCCAATGCTATTGGCCTAATTTCATACGACGGAACTAACTTTCAATTACTTACACCAATTCAGACCACTGATACGACGACCGACGCGACGGCTTTAGCAATCGCGCTAGGATAACTAACGGGGGGAAGTATCCCCGAAAGGAGAGTAAAAAATGGCTAATACTTTTAAAGTAATCACGAAGGCTGGAGTAACTTCAGCCGACGTAATCTACACCGTTGCTGGGTCTACCACGACGGTCATAGTGGGTTTAATGCTTGGTAACACAACGAGCGGCTCAGTTAACGCGACCGTTACTTTGGGAAGCGACACAGCTAATCGGGCTGGAGCTAACAACGAAACTAATCAGGATGTTGAACTTTTAACGACAACTGCAATTCCTGGGAATACAACGCTTGATTTGCTTAGTGGCAACAAAGTGGTGATGGAAACGACTGACACTTTATCTGTTACAGGAAGCGGGGCATTGGATGTGGCGTTGTCAGTTATGGAGATCACATAATGAGACTAATTGGCCCAAACCCTATTAAGGGAATTGTTTCATCAACGTCGATAGATGCTGATGCGATAACTGGAGCTAAAATTGCGGATGATGCGCTAGACAGCGAACACTACGCTGATGGCAGCATAGATACAGCACATCTTGCAGCGGATGCAGTAACGGGTGCTAAGATAGCAGATGATGCTCTGGACAGTGAACATTACACTGATGGTTCAATAGATACAGCACATCTCGCAGCGGATGCAGTAACGGGTGCGAAAATCGCTGACAATGCAATAGACAGCGAGCATTATACTGATGCAAGTATCGATAATGCACACCTTGCTGACGATGCCGTTGGAGTAGCGGAGCTTTCCGCTACAGGAACAGCGTCTAGCGGAACATTTTTGCGGGGCGATAATTCATGGGCTGCTGCTGGTGGCGGTTCGTGGAACATAATTGGCACTGCAGTTGCCAGCGGATCAGCTAGTTTGGATATTACAGGACTGAGTTCTACGTATGATACGTACTGCATTGCAGGGTCAGATTTAGTTCCAGCCACGGACAATGTACGCCCCTACATCCGCATGGGTGACAGTGGTGGATTTGATAGTGGAGCGAGCGACTATTTTTGGCTTTATTACGGTAATACTGAAGGGGCAGGAGCCAGTTCTTCTCCCTCTACCCAGGGAGGTTCAGATAATGCTGATGCTCAAATTGATATTGGCGGCCAGGATAATACTGGGAGTGCGGCTGGTGAAGGCCAAGGCTTTATAGCTTACCTACATAGGCCTGGAGACGGGACTACTAGGCCTGGTATTTCGGGGCATGGAGTGTGGTCCAGAACCGATGGATATTCAGGCGGCAGAGTTTTTTATGGAACGCGTAAATCTGTAATAACGTTGGATCGGATTCAGTTCTTTTTCTCATCTGGCAACGTTGCTACTGGTCGTCTAACGGTTTGGGGGATTGCACATGCCTAATTATTTTAAGAACGTCGATGGTGTTAACATCGAGATGTCTGACGAGGAACACGCTGCGCGAGTAGCGGAGGAGAAAGCATGGGAAGACGCTAAACCAGCAAGAGCCTTCTCTGCACTGAGGGCTGAACGCAATGAGAAATTAGCGGAAACAGATTGGTGGGGCGCATCTGATCAAACGATGAGTGACGCCCAAAAGAAATATCGTTCTGATTTGCGCCACCTGCCGTCAAAATATAACGATAGCTCGATCTTGGGCGAAATTACTTTTCCGACAAAGCCCTGATGGGACGCTGTATTCATTGCGGTGATGAGTGCCATTGCTCTGAAAAGAAGTGTCGTAAATGCTCTTGCGATGACTGTAATTGCCGTGACGAGGAAGAATGATGCATGGAAGTCGATATAAAATTGCTCCTCCAACTGGGAAGTGTCGTCGTTGCCATCGTGGGTGCGCTTGCAGTTGCTAAACAACAACTCAAATCAGTCATTGATACAGTCAGTGAAATCAATGACAGAATTTCCAAGTTATCTATCGATCTTGATAAGGTCGAAAACTCAGGCATTGCATTTGAAAGTGAGATAAAGACCCGTCTGAACGTCGTCACTAACATTTTAAGTGTTGAGAGACTGGAATCCCAGCATAGAGAACTAGAACAACTTCACGCGGCGGATAAGGTGGCTAACATACGGCTAGATCGACTAAGAAGCGACCTATCGGATTTTCGTCAGGAATATCTGGACTCCCATAATAACGGCCATAAATACATCCCCCCACCCAGAGGATTAAATGAATAAAACTGTTGTCGATCTCAGCGTGGGAGCAGGTGCGGTTTCAATTCCGTGGTGGGCGGAATTAACAGCGGGTCTGGAATTATTTATTGCTATTGGGGGAGTAGTATTAATTGCTGTTCGTCTCGCGGTTGCAATCCGTGAATGGCGGATTTTAAGAAAATGATGTTTTACTCGATTGTGATTTTCACAGCCTTGGGTCTGCCAGGAATGATACAATTGGATGACAAATGGGGGCCTTACAATGACATTACAGTCTGCTATCAAAGAGGATCGGCTATGATTAAGGAAGTAATATCTAGTGGTAAATTTCCACCCGTTGTCCAAGCCCAAGCCCTTTGTGTCGATATGAAGAATTTAAAGAAGCCCGACAAACAAACCTAATGCGTGTATGCCTAAAGCTAAAATATTCACCTCCGCTCACCCTGATGTTAAAGCGGCGTGGACGATATATAACAAGACGGGGTCGAAGCGTGAAGTAGCCAAACAGCTTGAAATATCCGACAGCAAAGTCTACAGATTGCTATCTGTGGATGAAGACCCTTCCCCGATAGAACTTCCCACATTTCCTGATGACGATATACCAGCCGAAGAAATTCTCGACAGCCTGGAAAAGCGTTTCGATCAAAAGCTAAAACGTGAAAATGCGATTAAATGGTTCCAGGTCAAAGTCAACGATCCCAAGCCTACGGGCTGGGTCTTCGTTGGAGACCCTCACCTGGGGTCTAATTGCCACGTCAGCCTGTTGCGCGAAGACGTTAAAATAATGACTGAGACTGAAGGTATACATTGCATTTGTCTCGGTGACACTGTGGACGGCTGGGGGGGGTATTTGACGAGATTGTACGCCGAGGAGGATGTTTCAAGAAATACTGAACAACGCTTGGCGAAGTGGTTTTTACAGGACGCCGGGATTCCTTGGAGGGTTTTTTTGATAGGGAATCACGACACGATGGGGGACTTCTCGACTTATCTGAAAGCCATCAACGCCGATAAAATCCCGATGATAGATTGGCAAGCCAAGTTTCGTCTGGCGTTCCAAAACGGCTCAGAAGTTAAAATCAACGCGGCACATAATCATAAAGGTACCTCAATTTATAACCCTCTTCATGGACAGAAACGTGCCGCCTTGTGGGAAGAAAATGCGGATATTTACGTTGCCGGTCACCATCACAACTGGGCAATTCAACAGGAAGAATTAAGCGATGGGCGGGTTGTAATTCTAGCAAGAAGCAGAGGGTATAAGTGGCTCGACACATTCGCAACAAGACACCAATTCCCAAGTCTGCAATACGGCGCTTCCATCATCTTTGTTGTAGATCCTGCAGAGGAAGTTCCTACGAGACGTATCAAAGCATTCGCCGATCTAAAAGAGGGAGCGGAGTATCTGACATGGCTGAGAAAAAAATAAGCTCTATAACCGTAATCCCGGAAAAACGTGCGGGCGATTTAACGGGGTTGGCGCAATTCATTCTGGAACATGAGGGCAAGGTAACGTGTGCGCCTATTACTCACAGGAACCTGACTAATCTTTTAAAGGATTGTTATTTAACCCTCAAGAAAATCGAAACGCTAGACGTCGCTGATCAATTTCATAAATAGGTAAATCATGCTTTCAATTATTTCATCAGTAATCGGGCTGGCTGGCTCGACGGTTCCATCCCTTATTTCCATGTGGAATAAAAAGTCGGATCAAAAACACGAATTAAAAATGATCCAGGCTCAAGCCGAGGTTCAGGCTCAGATAGGCGCGGCCCGTTTGGAGGAGACTAAGGTCGAGGCTGACGCTGATAAAACAAGGGCTTTATACAGACACGACTCCGCAATTATGAAACGTGCGGCACCCTGGACGGTAACTCTTTCAGCGACCGTTCGCCCAGTGGTGACATATCTTGTGATCCTGACCTGGGTAGGTTTGGAAGTCAGCGCGGCCATAGCACTGACGAATGAAGGTGTGGGAATAATTGACGCAATAGATAAGGCGCTATCGGAAGAGCTTAAAGCTCTCCTAAGTCTGATCATAGCGTTCTGGTTTGGGAACAGAAGTTTAGAAAAGTTGAGGGGATGATAAATGAAGCGGGTCTGGAATGTATTAAAGAGTTCGAATCAATTAGTCTTTCAGTGTATCGGGATTGTATTGGGATACCCACTATTGGTTACGGCGCTACTTATGATATGGGTGGCGAAAGGGTTACTATGGATCACGAAGAGATTACCGCCGAAACAGCTATCCAACTACTCGAAAGAGATTGTAATATTTCGTTCAGATCGGTCGAAAGATTAACCCAACCATACTTTGACGACCTTACTGAAAATCAACGAGGCGCTCTAACCTCTCTGACTTTTAATATAGGTTCGGGTAATTTCCGCGCTAGTCAAGTCCGTTCCCTTATAAAACAAGGCTGCATTGAAGACGCCGGGAATCAAATTTGGCAGTGGAGGAGGGCGGGAGGAAGGATTTTAAAAGGTCTGGTCAGAAGGAGAGCAAGGGAGACCGAGTTATATTTTAGTTAATGAACACGGCGTGTACATTTTTTGTACACAGTTTCTAACTATATCTGACAAGAAATCCTAGTATTCTGCCGTTTTTTACTATATCTGACAGTAGGGACATACGTCCCGAACGATGTGCGCTACCAGACTGCGCCACTCCCCGACTCTTTGATTTTAAAGGGTTTTTCCATTTCTTCCTATTTTCTCTAATGTACGCGGTGTGTACAAAAAAGATCCTAAATCTTCAGATTGTTTGACCAAGTTTTCTGGCCGGCCATGTCGGTAGACACGTTTGACGGTTTCAAAAGA